ACACAAAAAACAACAAAAGCATAAACTCTCTAGCAACTAACAGCTGGCATACAATCGCTCTCACTAACACATTCTTGGGAATGCTAAGGGGGGCATAGGGACAAGTTTTCTTTAAATCTTAATGTGAGAGGAGGTAATACCACAGCCTCAGAGGGACACCATCCAGTTCCTCTCCAGTGAAATGGGTCCATGCTCCTCCACTTCTTGGCTGGATCTTATTCATAAAATCAAAATGGATCAGTAACAACTCATTCCTGCACTTGATATCTAGCAGATCATTGCTGATGCTCATAGTGATCACTACTACAGGAGCCTTAGAGGGATGCAATGGTATTGTCCAGGGGAGCTCTTGCAGGAGATCTGTGAATTCTGCCAAGGAGCACTTCAGGCAGCACTTGTCCCATCCTAGTTGTGCCATCAATTTGGTCAAGAGCTTATCTGCTACCATGAAGTTCCCAGGCACCAGTAGATTCGTGACTCCTAGATTCTCTTTCCAGCAGGACGACTTCTGTATTATACTCCAAGCCAAGTCATTATTGGCTAGCTGCTCTTCTGAAACTAGTCCAAATCTGTCATCCGTCCTCAATAATCTCATGAATGCCTCAAGCAATATGAGGTCAGTATCCACCATATCTGCACACGGCCCCGCGACCAGAGCACATAAGAGTTGAATGGTGAGCTTCCAGGCCTTGGGAGATGGTGAAGTCTGCTCTCTCCTGTCCAATAGTTCGAGTAAAGGGCCAGGGTCCTTCTCTAGAGATAACATAGCTGACTCCAATCCTTGCCCTCCCAGGTGACCACCAAATTGAGCCACGTAGAAAGACATGGCAGCCAGTACCGCCCAAATGTTGGCTCCTGTGGAGGCCGACTGAGCCGATGATGATCTGGTCACAATTTGCTCTGTGATGTCGAGGTCCCATCCTTTGTAATACCTGCGATATGTGAGGTCAAACAGTTGAAAGAAATATGGAGCCAAAACAGCATAACATACTCCCTTATTTTCCGCAGATAGTCTCAGAGAGGGTGTGATGTAGCCCGGACAATATTGTGTTTCCCATCCACTAGCTATGGATTCCACTAACACTTGCCCAAGTCTATGCCCTTTACAATGGGCCTCATGGTGCTGTATCCCTGCTAGGATTGCTCCTCTCACATTCACATTATCGCTCCCGAGTTGAGGACCCCATCCCTTGCAAACCAGGAAGATCTCTTCTGAGCTAGGGCTGGACATGACTGGTTTCACTATCTTACTTTCTCCATACTGTTGAGCAATAAGTCGTAAGGGTGCCTCACACTCCCCGAGAGCTGCAGTCATGGTTGTCTTGATGATGCAGTTATCAGGATGATACTCCTGAATAAAGCAATCGACGAGAGCAAACACGTCTACACTCACCCCTGGTTGGTGTTCCATGTCCATTGTCAGCAAGCTCACTCTGTATCCTGACTTGGAGGTGACGGTCCGCAGTTCTTGCCAGGTTGCCGGTTGAGTGAGGTCCCCGTAAGAAGCCCATGTCTCAGGTAAATTGATGACCCTTGCAATCACATCACAAGGGCAAAGCAGGCAAGAAGGGATGTACATGCCTGCAAGAGCAGTTGGGGTATGGTCTGGGAGGACCCGAGAATTGTACACCCCATACACTGTCGGGTACAAGTGGAGTATGTAGCTCAGGTATGATCCTAGTCCCTCAGCAAGGGTTATAACAAGGCTCTTGTCTTGTAATACCATCCCTTCTGTTTCCAGGATGTTGGCTATCTTTGGGGCTCCCATGGATGGCCCACAGTTCCACCTTGTCATTCTGGTGAAGTTTTTTGTTAAGTAGTGTCTAGGGTTCCAGGAGATCTCCGGTGCCACCAGCATCTCCTCATGCCATGGAGCTAGAGCGGGAGATCGAGTGTCAATTGAAAACCAATTGGGACCAACGATAGACTGAAATGCTGGGGGATTCAGGGGAGTGGTCGGAATGGTGAGAGGTGGCAATCTGTCAATGGTCTCTTGATTAAACACTCTTCTACCATACTCCGTTGCAATCCCAGAATCTGTCACCATTAGAACTCTCAATGGATAATTAGTGTGATTCACCATATCGATCTGGCCCAGTGCATCCAGAAATCTATTTTGATCCAGTGTTTTCTTAAGTTTTGGACTCCAATTCTTAAGGAACTTTATCAGCTGTTTGTAACTATGCATACTGTTCTTGATTTCAACTAGCACCACTATTCTATATGGGTGTTTTATCCACTGGTCCAAGCAAACTGCCACTCCTTTTAGAAGAGGAGACAGCAAGGAAATGACTGATTTACCACCATCCCAGTCCCACCATGACCCGCTCAACCTCAGAAGGGGACCAATCATACCTGCTGTAAGGAGTGCATTGAGGAAGTTGACTAAGGGAGTAGCTGATTGTCCCATGAGACCAAGAGCACTGCGTCGGCGGAGGAGTCTTGACAGACGATGAGGGGTAATCTTCGGTCCAAAGTGTCCATGGAGGGCTAGATGAACCACAAAGGAGAGGAGTAATCTTGTTAAAGGAACCTTCCTCAGCACTGTCAGGTTGATATCTGTCCCAGCATTGGTCAATCTATGATCCTCTTGTTCCAAGGTGACTCCCCCAATCCGGTGTTGCAGCACACTATAGGAGATCTCTTGTCCTATCACTGCACTCAAAATCTCCTCACCCGTTAATAATGTCAAGAGGGATTTACTCATAACTGATGTGAAATGTTCAGCCTCCCGAACTAGTTGCTCTTTCCTTGTTGGATCTAAGATGAGACCCCCAAACAGCTTATCCCTGCCAGGCATATGGATGGGTGGGGCAGAATACCGAGCCTCAGGGATCAGATATGAGCAGTGATCTAATCTTATTGTGGCATAGATCTTCCTCTTATAGGGGTTGCAAAATCTTAATGCTCCGTATATATGATGGAACAGCTGCTGGAAGAACACAAAACGATCTTCCTCACCTCGCTGGAGGGCTGTAGCTCTATTGGAAGTTATCATGTACCATGTAGAAATTAGAGTGGTAGAGTTAGCAAAAGCCCACATGATGGCTCCTGGTCCACCGAATCTATGATTAATGTTCCCACCTGCAGTTCCAGGGACCAGTTGATCTAGTAAGGGCTCAAGTCCGTCCATTCTGGATCCGAGTTGTTCTTTGATAAAGTCACTTACAGTTTGATCACTCCCTGTTGATTTCACCCATGCAAGTGTCTTTAGTAGTGTCTTTATGGCAGTACCCACCTCGACACCATCCAATGCTGTTAATTTGATAGCCCTCACAGGGTCAGCGGTTCTACTCCCTATATAAAGATTATAACAACCTCGTGACTCTTCCAATTCAGCAAGAGTGTCAGGAATGTTGTAACTGGGGGAGATTATCAAATCAGATTCCCTTAGACAATGTGAGGGGTTATCCACAAACACCAGCTGCTCACTGGGTGGTGGTGTGTATGGCCCTGTGATGAATTCATTTTCTAAACCATAAGTGAAACTAATAAGGAATAATCTCACACTGAATATGCATCTGGGGGACACCTGGTGTTTTTGACAAAACCTCTGAAACTCAATAGGACTCACACTCACTATTTCTGTGATAAAATCTTGGCTGGTCCAGTTGGTAACAGCAATCCTCCTGAAGAAATACTTGAGATTATTCAGATCAAGATTTCGCACTTGCTCAGAGAAGCAAACCTTGCTCTCATCTGGCTTGTTCATTCCCACCAATTTTACTATGGAGGATATCCTATTAAACCGGGATAATGTCCCAAGAAGGGATCCAATATGCGAGTACTCAAAGAGAGAGTGCACAAGTGATGTGTTTATTGGTCTGATCTTGAGTAACTCTTGAGCCAGTCGAAGTTGATCGGTCTTCTGGCTAGCATCAAACATCCTTTTTAATTGATTGTTCTTGACAGCAGCTGGATTAGTGAGATATTCTTCAACTCTCGTGCGTATCAGTGCCTCCGGGAGCTTTGGCCTGCTGATATTTAGCGCAGTGGGTTCTAGGACTAACTGCAATTTGCTTTCCAAATCATGGTCACCTTTTCTGAATTTAATTGCACCACTAATCAGGGCTCGGTATTCCGGATAACGCTCCCACACGAATCTCAGGAGACTTAGAGACTCACTTAGTGTGTCTTGATGACCCGCATATAAGTAGTTGGGTAATTGCTGCATAGGGAGAAAACCAAAGTCAGATGATAAAAATGTGAGTATCACTAATCTATGAGGATCCTTTGGCACTACTTCTCTATAATTTACATCTCCCAGCAATGTAATAAGTATTTCTAGAAGAGTAAAAGCGGGTCCAAGTACTGGATCAGATTGGTTCTCTGTCAGACCAGCTCCACCATTAACAGCAGTTGTCACTATAGCATTTATTCCGGCATTGATGTCCCCGCTCCCAGAAAAAGCTCTCCCTGCTTGTTTTAATCCATTGATGATCTTAACCCCGTTCAGATAATATGTTCTCTGGTAACAGGTGAGATTACTTGACACCCATGTCTCTTCCAACTTCAGGGCCAATCCTACATCAGCAAAAGCTTCACTGAGTTGTCGTTTGATAGATACAATTCTATCCTGGATCTGGTTGTCCTTCTCCAGTTTCACAAATAGCACCTGATTGTCTCCTGATCCAGTCAATCTATGTTCAAGATCCTGTGCATACATCACCTTCCTGATGACAAGAATGGTGATTAGAGTCCACAGCTTTTGCAATATGCCTTGATTTCCTCCAGCATGACAGTCCCAGTGAGTGAACACTCCTTCCATCCCAGGAGGTGAGAACTTGTTTGCAGAAATGAGGAGACTGTCTGTGAAGATCTGTGTCATGTATCTAAAGTGTTGAACCCCAAACAATTGACACAAAGTGTCAAGGATGAAACTTTGTTGGAAAGTCCTAAATGTGTAGTTCCACTGCTCTAGGTCCATATTGAACCTGATCCACACATGAGTGTCTGTTTCAGGCAGTGTAGAGAGCACGTCCATCTTCTGTCTCAACTGGGCTCCAGATAAGGTCATGGACTGTTGCTTGAATAGAGGCAGTATCTGCTCCCCTAAATTGCGCTCACAGGCAGAAGCCATCATCCGGCATTCAAAAGTGAGAATGGAGAACACCCTAGCCTCAATCTTGAGCTCTCTTTCTTTAGCCATCAGTTGGATGACTGCCCAATTCTTGGGGATATATCCGAGCGCCTCCACCCGATGATAGAACTCTCGGATATCAATTACTTCCCTGTTCAGAATCTCTAAGATAAGTCGAGTGTGCTGCTTTTGACGAGGTTTCACTTTGCCAAGGATATCAAGTGCATCTGCAGCAAACAATTGCCAAATATGCTCTAGATCAGGAGTGATAGCTTTGTCATCAAGGAGATCACTAATCTGGGGGTAGTAATTAAAGTCATGATTCTGTTGAAATTCCAATTCGGCCCAAGCAGCCTTCGGAATCTTCCAACACTCTCGTAGTGACTTGGGTCTCCCCTCCTTGTACATCTCCTTTATCCGAGGATCCATCCTCATGCTAGTGTGTGCTCTGGGCAGGGATTTATGCTTCTCATAATATGCTACGAGATACTCTCTTTTAAAATCGGCCGATAGTTCCCTGATAGCCTGCTCACTGCTTGGTCTGTATGCTGTCCCATATTTGAACATCTTCATCATCCCTAATTCTCCGGAAGTGATTGGGTAGTGGTGCAGCTTCTCTTGTCCATATTGTTCCAGGACAAAGGGAGCCCCTCTATCCCCATGGACTGTCAAGTAATCTGTAAGGAGTGTCGCTATCTGATCGGCGTAATAGTGCAGTGCTTCCCCTTTCTCCATGATAGCAGCAAGGATCTCATTAAGAAACTGGTGATCATTCATCCTGGGATCATGTAACCTCAATACAACTCCTACGCAAATGGGTTCCAAGCATTTAAAAACTCTGATAGCTTCATTTCCAAGTGCCTTATAGGCATTTTCACAGATATCATAAACTGCCTTAAACAATTGTGCGGTTTGGAAAGGGGCTCTTAAGGGTACTTTATCAGCATAAAGGACATAAAATAGCCATGAGAATTTTGATTCTATCTTGTCTAAGACACTGACTAACATTTGGTAGGTGATGATCACTGGCCCTGTTGGAAATGCATGAAGAACCACAAGGTCCCCCACTAATTCTACTTGAGGTAAAGATGATAGGACAAAGGAGTGTTGCATCCTCTCTGATTGTTTTGTGATCTCGTTGTGCACATTGATTATATAGATCTTGTCTCTTCCGCACTCCTTCAGTTCTTTTGAATTACACAAATCAACTAGAATGCGAAGAGACGCTGTGGGGTCAGCATGGGAGAGCCCCTGGGTCAAATGCTCTATCTGGATTCTGAGACTAGTGTGCATGGTATTCCATACAATGGGCCAAATGTCTTCAATGTTATGCTGGTATGTAGCAATGGCTTGTCTCACATATCCTTCCAACCAAGGAAGAACAGGAGTGGCGTCTACAAATCCTGAGTTCAGATCCTTGAACCATTCTACTTTTAAAGTGCGAAATCTCTTATCCACATATTGAGGGTATTTCCTATAAAAGTCTATCTTATCTGTCTGAAGGGCTCCTGATAGATGTCGACTGTATTGGTGCTGCATGGTTACGGGGTGTGGATTTACAGGAAGTTTCTTTTATATCTTGAATTAAACTTGTTGTTGGTTTCTCCGATCTAGTTCCTGTCCTAATAAAGTTGCCTGATACTCTGCGATCGTAGATTTCTTTGCCAATACTAGCCATAACCGGGATCGATAGATAACCACTCCTAGTAAAATAGATATAGTAATACTAAGAGAGCCTATTGTTATTGAGGCAATCATGAGCCATCTAGTAGGTCCTGATTCCACAACATAGTTCACTAGGCTCCCTATCACTCCAGTCCCATCATGGATTGTCTTGAAGTCGTTGCTTCCGAGTTTTAAAAGCTGACGTTCCACTTCTTCCTTTCTGGATATGTGGCTCATCCCCTCATCCAGGTGATTGAGCACCTCATTAGGATACAGGCCGGTTCCTGGGGACAACAAGGTGGTGTTGAGATCTGACAAAACACTAGGCAGGTTTGGTAGCCCCCTAACAGGGACAAGTTTTGGAGTCATCCGGTAATACTGGTTCCTAACCTGGAAGATGGGATTGGAATCGTCATCGCACTCAATGGTGTGACTTGATATCTTGATGATGTGTGTCGTAGGGTCCAGGAATAGAGGAGATGATGTGCTGTTAATCGTTATGGGGATGTCAGTATAACACTCATCCTGTGGCCGCAGAACAACTGCTACCTCTGTACACTGCTTAAGGATCACACCTGCTCCCGATAGGATGATAGTCCAACCCCTGACTCCGGTAAGAGTGTAAGCCGCAAGACCTGGATGCTTGCTTGCCTGATGAACCACGTTTTGCTGGATCATTTGCTCCAGGATGCATTGGTTCTTTAAGAGATCCCTGGTTGTTGTGGTCATTCCAGACTGGAGGATCAATTGTAGGCCTAATAACCCTGATTTAAAGTAGCTGCTGTACCTACCGGAGAACTCATCGTTAGCAGGAGTAACATCCACTGCAGTGGTATTTACAAGGAAGATGGATGGATCATCAGTAACCGACACTCTGAGACCACAAACAGTCACCACGGTGATTAGTTTGAATCCACTACTGAGCTTCGGGATAGTGACGTACGTCTCTGACCCTGGGTACTCTAGCAATTCCCCTGCTCCTTGGTATATACTCTGCCAGGAGCACATTGCTGTAGGAGGTGAATTGGTTAATACTGTGACACCGGTGACAGTGGTGGAAGATTTCCGTGTTAGTGACCATCTAAGTCCCTCACCATCCAATTCCCGGCGCTTCGGTTGTCCCCGTAAATCAGTAACCTCCATTACCTCTGCCCATACTAGCTCGATATGACCCTTGACAACTGTACTGGTACCCTTAGATGTCCTACAGAACCCATTCTCATCAATATCCGCCCCTATCAATATCTTGGTAACTCCTCCTGGGTTCACCGATATCTGTGTCCCCTGATAATAAAAGACTCGTTTATCCCACGCATCTATACAGTCTTGTTCGTCCATGATGTATGGGGTTAAGTCCACATCATCACTATACTTCTCGAGCATTGTTGGATTATTATAATAGGTGCAGTACATGCTATAAGATCTCAATAACAACTTGCATGTCTTGTGAGGGGTCTGGGTCTGCTTGGGAACTTGCAGGATGGTCCCTGCCCAAGCGCTACTGGAGATAGCACCTTTGTCAAATTTCCTGCATTCACTCATAGATCCAATGGCATAAGGATGACCCATCCCCTTCTTATTGCAGTCATAGCCGACCAAAGCGGCGGCTGCTGGCAGGAGAAGAGTGACAGTGAAGAGATACATGGTTTTCTTTATATCTTGAATTGACCTATTTCTTTCCCTGCGGAACAATCCTCTTGAATTTGGACGGATCAATAGTGAGTCCTCCTGTGCTGGGTCTGCTACTCTGACCAGCACCGGGACCTGGGAGACTTGGAGTTGTTGTCCTACTGTCTCTCCTAGATTCTCCCATTCCTTGCACGGGTGTTGTTGTACCCTTCACACTCTTGGCAGTCTCTTCCATGGATCTGATCAGAGATAGAGTATTAGCTCTGATGGACTGAGAAGAGTCAGTTATGAAGCCCCTACTAGCAGCAGCCTGTCTGTTGATGTCTGCCTGGAGGATAGCAATGGCAGACTTAAAATCCTCTGCTAGTTGCTGCAGAGCCTCTGCAGCCTTGGTCAATCGGTCTCCTGCCGCTTTCTCAGCTGTATTTGATTGCACCCCAGGGAATGGAAGAACCAGGACCCCTGCTGTGCCCTTCGATGATTTCTTCTTTCCCCAGATTTTGGATCGACCAAGACTGATGGCTAGGTTGTTAGAAGCCACCTTGAATTTCTCCCCAGCCAATGTGTTGGTGGTGGATGGGGGGAGACACCACAAATAATGAGTGGAAAGGAGCCCTGGTGGAGGATTTACTAGTTTCCCCCACTCATCCTCAAACCATCTGTCCATCTCGGTTTGAAATCCTCCGGGCTTTTTGCTGCTTTCTCCTGTGATGTACTGGAGAACCGGAGGTGGAACTGTGTAGAAGCCCTTGGGAACTGCTCCACTCTCTCGGCCCTCTTCTTCCTCATCACTGGATATCACCTCCTGGGTGTCAGCCAATTTCCTTATTGACAGCACTTCTCTCTGTTCCCTGGTTGCTGTCCTGCTGGTCTCACCCCTAGTTGATGGCCTATCCTTCGGTTCCTCCGGAGGGTTGAGATCCTGGGAGTCACTCTCAATTACCTCAACAATAGATGCTGTTGAGCTGCTATTCCCCAGGGGATAATAGCAGGGGTGTAGGCTGGGATCTGGATCACGGGTCTCATCTGGCTCATCTCCCCTGGTATCATGCCTCTTGTAGGGAGGACTATCGGATGGTTCTTGGATGTCTGGACACTTTGGTGGTTTGGGTCGTTTCTTACCTAAGGACAAAGGATCATTGTTAGTTAAAGGATCGTATGCAGCGAGTTGTTGAAGAAGCTCCTCTGCCTTACTCAGAGTCCCCTTAGTGGCAGATCTCGGAGTCTTGGCGTCCTTCTTCCCACTCATGGAGACATCAAGAGTGTTTTCTTTATATCTTGAATTGAATGATTCACTTTAACTTTAGGTCGGCTAAGCGCTCTATCTTTTCAACTAATAATCTGAATGTGATGGCTATACGAGTACCCAGCTCAGGTAAGTTGACATTTGGACGGACGATCTCTTTTGCATTGTCAACTTGAATGTTACCTACATTCTCTTTGAGATCGTTGGCCTCCTGCAGGAGAGTGTCCTTGACATTAGAACGAATCTTTTCATCTGATATTGTCATTGTCAATTTCTCTCCTCTAGCAACAGCATCTTGTATCATGAGCAACAGGTTTCGACATACCTCTGCATTCTTAATCAACAGTTGCTGACGGACTTGATCAGTTAGACCCTTGTCCATTTCTTCTTCATGACCGGCTGCTGTTGATGCTATACTGCGGATCTCTTCTAGATCATGATCAGTGGATCCAGAATCCGAAGGGGATGTCCTTCTGGATGTGGATGGGTGTGGAGTGCTCATGGTGAGTGTTGTGGGATCTGGTGGTGCTGTTTTCTTTATATCTTTGATTGCACTATTTTATTATGCTCCGTTTACCAAAAGGGCTAGGTAGTTCTACTGCTCCATGGCATCATCGGTTCTAATGGCAGTCATTATTTCTGTCAATCGAGCAAGGGTGGTTGTCCTTATAGCTTCCATTCCTGATCTTGGTGCAGATGGAAGGGCCTCTGTCCAGTCTGTCAGATTGGAGAACATATTTGTTATTCCTTTTCTCCATTCTATTAATGCAGCTCTCCTGGTTCTCACGGCATCAGGCGTAGGGAGGGTTTCCGCTGCATCACGCCTGAGCTCATACTGTTCCTCTAGAGCAGCCTTTAATAGCTTGACTCCACTTTCTATCAGTTGTCTGGTGTAGGTAGCATTTTCCCTGTTCATCTGATCCATAGCCCAGGCACCAGGGGCATCCTCACCTCTCAGCAGGTTCAGAACCTCTAGCTGCTCTTCAGGGGACTTGCTATCCATCAGTATGGATGCCTTTTCCAAGGAGATGTGCTGCACAAGAGAGGCAATGGCGCTCACTGTTTGTGATGGCAAGATATCCACTAAATTCTCTACGATATTCCTATCGGCTTGGCTGGCGATATGCTCTCTCACCCCTGATATCTTGTATTCCTTAAAGGAGGCTTTCTCTTCGGGAGTTGTTAGGGATCTGTCATGGTAGAGAAGTCCTAGATAAGCCAACCTGGCACAATTCTTGATGTGGTACTGTGCAGGTAATTGAGCACACAACCCCATGAAAGGAGCACTGGATACCACAGTCCTAATGCCCCTAAATCTAGTGATCTCCTCCCTGAAGGTAAGATGATCAGCTCCTATTGCTGTAACCAGAGGATCAAAGACAGGAAGAATGAAGTGGATGGATGTCGAATGATAGTTGGTGTATACCAATCTGGCTTGTTCAAGTAGACTCGATGCTACCCTACCAATCTCTTGGTTCCTATTCAGCTCTCCTGGGCTGATTAGTTCAGTCAATGGGGCATTGGGGTCCGTGGTCCCTCTGGTAGTCCGACATATCACCATTGCAAGAACATCATCAACTATAGGCATCATACTCCCTATCTTCCATTGCAGTGAATCCAGTAACGTTCTGGTTCTAGAGGCATCATAGTGTTCTAATTGCTCTTGCACTGCAGCCGCCTGCGTCCTCCTAGCTATCTGCTCGTGGAGCTTGTCCTGTCTAGTGTAAGCAGGAGCTAAGAGATAAATAGCTAATAGGGTTAATCTACGTGCATTCTCTACAGCCTGTTCTGCCCCCCCTCCAAAGAGAGCCTCAGGGCGCACTTGGGCTCCCCCTTGATAGGTGTGCACAACATGCACCCTTGTCTGCAGCTCTGGGAGAATGTAAGGAAACATGGCCACCAATGCCGTACACACCCGACTCTCTTGACTAATCGTTTGGTCTTCCAGAATCTGGAAGAGGTGGTCCTCACTAGCCAAGAAGCAGGTAAGCTCTGTTGCCCCCAAGGAGGTGAACTGTCTGATGCCAGTCAATGGGGGAAAGCGATTGAGCTCGTCCTCATTGGCGAGTATCTCCAACTCTGGTTGGAGGGACAATAGTGTCCTTTTAACACTCGCACAGAATTGAGGCAACCCCACAGCAACAAGAATCCCCGTGTAATCCACATCCGTGCGTTTGAGAACAGTGGCGATGAAGTAGAGGTAGGAGTTGGGGGGTGCTGTTGAGCTGTTCTGCTCAAACTGGGCTCCATCAACTCTCGGAGGAGTTGCCTGATCAATCATCATACCTATGGTCGTGGGTAAGATTCTAGCTCGGAACGAGATCAGGTCCTTGTAACTAGTAAATCTCCAGCTGGTTGTATTGTCAGGGATGGAGGGGAATCCAGCTGCCTGAAGGAGCGGATTTAGGTCGGCATAAGTAAAGGCCATAGCGGAATTCGAAGGTACAACTACAGGCATGGTGACTGAGATGAGAGTTTGAGTGATGGGTGTAAAGAAGAAGATTTTTTATATCTTTCATTGCCTGATTAATTATAATAACAAGAGCGTGAGTATGCCATCTTGCTTAAGAAACAACATGGAGCTCTGTTACAGAGGATTTTCATCTTTTG